CACAGTACACACTGGCACTGGACTAGACGATGCTATCTTTACTGGACACTATAACGGTACGTCATCCAACAAGACGTTCAAGGTAAAGATCACAACTGAGTCTCACGCACAAGACGATGACTTCTTCCGCTGGTCTACTGATAATTTTGCTACTCAGTCGGCTGAGATTGAGATTACAGGCAATGACCAAGAGTTAGAAGACGGTATTAGCATTAAGTTCAATGCTGTAAGTGGTCACACTCTGAATGACGTATGGTCTGGGACAGCTTCCCCTGTTAACGCAGACAGTGGTATCGCATCTAACCGCAATACAGGTACTTCTGGTGTAGGTTATACCCACATGGGTGTTTACTACGATGTGTCTACAAATTACTGGACTTTCTTTGATGAATACAGTCCAGAACCTACAGGTACTATTGATACAGCACATGTTTCATTTTCCTATGGGGACATTAAAGCTAACTCCTTTATAGGTGTTCTTGCAGGTAATGCTAATAGTGCCTCTGTAATTGCAAACCCCCGTACAATATCTTTGTCGGGTGACGCAAGTGGTAGCGTAAGTTTTGACGGTAGTGCAGATGTAGACATCACTGTAACTGTAGCAAACGATAGTCACACACATGACACTAGATATGTACAAAAATCTGGTGACACTATGACAGGAGCATTAGAGGTGCCTACAGTAGATCTTGGGGATTGGACTATTACTGAGGATAGTGGATCTTTATTCTTCAAGTACCAAGGCGCAAACAAGTTTAAGTTAGATAATACAGGAACATTGTCTGTAACGAATGACGTTCAAACGGACGATACTATATAATAAGCTAATAGTGGGAACACGAAGATGGCAATAAAGATAAATGGCGTTGAAGTCATAGATGACAGCAGAAACATTACCACAGATGTAGGCACTATTGATGGTCGTGATATCGCCTCTGATGGTACAAAACTAGATGGTATTGAAACTGCTGCTGATGTAACTGACACTGCCAATGTGTCATCTGCCCTCACAGGGCTTTCTGCTTTTACTGCTGTCACATCTTCTGATGTTCTACCTGTATATGATGCAGATACTTCTACTTGGAAGAAGGCTACTATTTCTGACGCAGCCGTTGTTGGGCCTACGGGTCCTACAGGACCTACTGGACAAAAAGGTGACACAGGTACTACTGGCGCTACTGGTTCAGATGGCGCACAGGGTGCAGTGGGTCCCACTGGTCCTACGGGTCCTACTGGCCCCACAGGGGCTAAAGGCGCTCTAGGAGCTACAGGACCACAAGGCACTACTGGACAAAAGGGAGATACAGGTGCAACGGGTCCTACTGGTCTTACTGGTCCTACTGGTGCTGCTGGAACAGACGGGAGCAATGGCGAAGATGGTGCCACAGGTCCAACAGGTCAAAAGGGTCAAACAGGCGATACGGGGCCAACTGGCCCATCAGGAGCCAAGGGCGCTACTGGTAACACTGGTGCTACAGGACCGCAAGGTGCTACTGGGCCTACTGGACCCGCTGGTGCAAAAGGCGCAGTTGGCCCAACAGGACCCCAAGGACAAAAAGGTGGCACGGGTGCTACTGGATCTACGGGACCAGTTGGACCACAGGGACCACAGGGTTTAACTGGACCCACAGGACCTACTGGTGCTAAAGGTGCGGTTGGTCCCAATGGACCTATAGGACAGAAGGGTGCCATAGGACCTACAGGGCCTACTGGTTCTACGGGGCCTACTGGTCCTACGGGAGCTACAGGTGCTAAAGGTGCGGTTGGACCTAATGGACCGACAGGGCCTACGGGACCTACAGGACCTAATGGTCAAAAGGGTGCTACAGGAGCCACAGGACCTACAGGATCTACTGGTCCCCTAGGAGCCAAAGGTGCTACAGGGTCTAAAGGCAATACTGGTAATACTGGTCAAAAGGGTGCTACTGGTGCTACAGGAGCCACAGGACCCACAGGGCCTACTGGTCAAAAAGGCGCTGCTGGTGCTAAAGGCCAAAAAGGTCAAACGGGTGCTACAGGTGCTACAGGACCTACTGGCGCTAAAGGCCAAAAAGGTCAAACGGGTGCTACAGGTGCTACAGGACCTACTGGTTCTACTGGTTCTACTGGTCCTGCTGGTGCTAAAGGTCAGAAAGGTCAAACTGGATCTACTGGCGCTAAAGGTAGTACTGGATCTAAAGGCCAAAAAGGTCAAAAGGGACAAAAAGGTGCAAGCGGCCCTACAGGACCGACAGGACCCTCAACTAAGGGTGCAAACTGGGCTACCAACAACTCCTTCGTAAGAAATAACAGTGGAACCTTCACGATGCAAAACGGAAGGTCCGTTGGTTTCTATGCGTTCGCACTAAGTAACAGAAATAACCAAGCCGTTATTATTAATGGAAACGGCAAAGGGTACTCTATGGAAAACGGATGGCAGGCTTGGAATGGGCAGAAAGTTATCAACACAGGCGGCAGTAGCTCAGGGTTTTTTGTGTTGAACAATGGAACGTCTATTCAAGCTAGGATAAATCAAAACGGAAGAGGTAGAGCCACGGCTGTTAAGTGGACCTTCTAATCAAAACCTTAACCCGACAAGGTAAACATATGTTTAAGAAGTTAATAAATACAGAGCAAGAAATAGAGTTTAACATTGCTCCTCAGTTTCAAGGGGTTTACCCGAAACCTCAAAGATCTAGTAAGTTTATGCCAGATTGGTACAAGAATTTACCAAGGTTTTTACCTAATCAACCTGTAGGTACTGCTGGAACTGTAAAGACTTGTGTTCCTGTTATGGATGCAATAACCAATGGTTATATCATACCGTTGTGGGCTGACCTTCATCTAAAGACTGTAACCAGAAAGGATGAAGACACTGGCAAAATTATTCTAGGACTTGAGCATACTTTAGCTTTAGACTCTGGCATGGCTTCTCCTATAGATCAGCACCATTTTCACCAAGTGGGTAGTGAGTGTCCTGTTACTAAATATAAGATGGGTAGAGTATTACTAAAAATAAACAATCCTTGGCAAATAAAGACGCCTAAAGGTTATAGCGTACTTATAAAAACTCCCCCTCATTTGTACCCCGACTTACAGCCAATGGAGGGTGTGGTAGATACTGACACTTACCACAGACCTATAAATTTTCCGTGCTTGTGGACCAACAACAATTTTGGTGAGTGGGTTATCCCAAGGGGAACTCCCTTTATACATGTAGTACCAATAAAAAGGTCTACTCTAAAGGCAAAATACGGCACAATGGATGAAGTGTCAGATAAAAGGCAGTGGAACATGGTGTCTTCTACCTTTAGTGATAATTACAGGAAATTCTACTGGAATAGAGCAAAGAAGGATAAACCCGATGCGTGACTTGTGGCAAATGTGGTCAGGGTCTTTACCCGAACAGTCTGTAAAGATGATCTTAGATAAGGCATCAAATAACCAAGTAGAGAGAGCAACTACTTTCTCAAGTGAAGCATCTAGTGTAAGAAGCAGTCAGGTTAGCTGGTTATCTGAGGATCAAGAGGTACTAGGTCTGTTGTGGCCCTACGTTGAAAAGGCAAACATTACATCCTTTGGTGTTAATGTAAGTTCAGACGCTGAGATACAATACACAGAGTACCATTCGCATGAGGGCGGTCATTATGACTGGCATATAGATGTAAACTGGGACAACGAAGAAGTAGACTTAGATAGAAAACTTAGTGTCACAGTACAGTTAAGTGATCCCTCAGAATACGAAGGTGGAGACTTTGAGTTTTCAGAGTGCCCAACGCCAGATCCAAAACACAGTAAGTTAAAAGGAACAGTGTTAGTCTTCCCAAGTTATTTACAACACAGAGTACTGCCTGTAACATCAGGGATGAGAAAAAGTCTTGTGGCTTGGTTCTCTGGACCAAGGTGGCAGTAATCTACCAGATATCCCTATTCGGACACGCCTACGATGCTAGAGGTAAGGACTGGGATACTGTAGAGGCTGAGACAGGCTGTAAGAGGTCTACAGAGTGGGAAGATCCACTTTTAGGTAGGGGGCTAATACTACCTGAGTTTGGGTGCGCTGTGAGCCACCTCAGAGCTTGGGAGAGCATCTGTGAATTAGGAAAGAATGGTATAATCCTTGAAGAGGACGCTATATACCACCACTTTGATGCAGGTCAAGTAGATGAGTTATTAAAGGTTTATGATAGTGTTTGGTTGGGATATAGGTTTAATACTCTTGGTTATTGGTATAATTGTCACGCTTATTGCATTACACCAGCAACCGCCGAAGTTTTAGTTAAGGGTTTCAGAGACAACATAATTCCTACGGATGAGTGGGTGCCTAGGAAACTAAAAGATATGAAAAACTACTTCTATCCCGAAGAGGTGGTAAAACAAATAGGCCGAGAGGTTAGGCCAAGTACAATAGTTTAAGGAAGATCCGACATGATTAATTGTAATATGCACATAGTTACAGTTGGTACAGATGACAGCAAAATGTGGGCTTTGAAACAGTCTGCTGCTTACCACGATGTAGAACTTATAAACCTAGGCGAGTTCATGGACTGGAATGACCCTATGGAAGGTTACGCTGGTATGCCTAAGATTGAGGCAGTCAAGGAATTTTTAAAGTCTGTGCCTCAAAACGATGTTGTTATGTTCATGGATGCCTATGACACCTTCTTCGCAGACCACCCTGTAGAAGTGCTGATGCGATTTATGGGATTTAGTGTTGATATTTTATTTGGGGCAGAGAAAGAACAATGGCCTTCACATGAGATAGGGGACAGATTTCCTGATGTAGGAACGCCTTACAAATATCTAAACAGTGGACTATATATAGGCTATGCTGGAAAACTAGCAGCATTCTTTGACTTAAAGTCAGACATAGATCACATGGGCGACGATCAGCTTTACTGTCAAGCAAGATACTTAAATAGCCCATTTCAAGTTGCTTTGGATGTAGAGTGTTATGTATTTAACAACCACGAAGAAGACATGGGACTTCTTGACGAATCTGGACAACTGTGGAACCCAGTGACAAACTGTTGCCCTTGTGTATATCATGGTAACGGGCCACATTGGGCCAAACAAAAATTTAAAGAGATGGCTGCTCACTTTGAGTACTTTCCTGATAGAGAACCTAAATTATCCACAGCCCCCATAATGGATCTGGATTACGAAGTTGTTGCCCCAGAGATTATAGTTACAGATTTACTAACAGACGTACAGTGTCAGAATTTAATTGATAAGTGCAATGAGTACGGTAACTGGGGAAGCCTTGAAGGTGATAAGTTTCCAGCCCAAGAGATTAGACTTAAACAGCTTGGTTTGTGGAAAGAGTATGAAAAACTATGGGTAGAGAAGTTAGCTAAGATTGCAGAAGAGTACTGGAAACCTATGGAGTATCTGGGTTTACGGGATGCATTTGCAATGAAGTACACCCCCCAAACTCAAAAGTCTTTAGCCTATCATACAGATGCATCCCTTGTTACTGGTAGCGTTAAGTTAAATGAAGATTACTATGGGGGTGAACTTGTATTTCCCCGACAAGATTTTACAAACAAAGATGTACAAATAGGGAAGTGTATACTGTTTCCAAGCGAAGTTACTCATGGTCATCATGTACCAGACGTAACCTCTGGTGTTAAGTATAGCCTTACAATGTGGACCTCACGTTATGAGGGTGATGAAATCTAGGAGCTATAAATGTTTGGCAGTAGTCCATTTTCATCTCATACCTTTGCAAGTATGGGACAAGAAAAATATGAGCTTGTAGGGGTAGCTGTAACTACTGGTAGCCCTTCTGTTGCACAAGCTACTTTCTTGCAGATACATGGACTAGCCAAACTAGACATCACTACAGCAAACGCCTCTGTGCCTTCTGCATTGATGGTTTATAATGCTGTACTAAGCACCTCAGATATTTCTACTGGTGCAGCAGACTTAGATACTTGTACTATGTCAGAGGACGAAACTCTTTCAACGTCTGACCTAAGCTCTGGTGTACCTTCTTTGGACACTGCTGATTTTACTCAAGGTCACGATTTACAACCTAGTGAAATAACAACAGCATCACCCACAGTGCCTTCTGTTACTATGCAAGAAGATGAGACACTAGGTGGTAATGATATTACAACGGGTTCTCCTACAGTAAGTTCAACACCTCTTGTACACAACATAGTGTTAGACGGTAATGATATTTCTACTGGGGCCTCTTCTGTTCCTTCTGCTACCATGCAAGAGGAAGAAACACTTGATGGACAAGACATTTCAACAGCCTCGCCTGACCTTGACACTTGCACTATGTCAGAAGAGGAAACTCTAACTGCCATAGCAATAACTTGTGATAGGCCCAGAATGGGTACTACGGTTATTGAACAGGATCACAAAGTCTACAGTGCAACTTTTGTAACGGCATCACCTAACCTTGACACCTGTACTATGTCAGAGGAAGAAACCCTTGAAACGGGTGAACTAGCAACTGGATCTCCTGTAAACAGTACTGTTGAAATAGACCAAGACCATAAGATCTACAGTGCTACGTTTGTAACAGGTGCAGTAACCTTAGATACCTGTACTATGTCGGAAGAAGAGACATTAAGCACATCAGATCTTGACACAGGGAACCCTGTACTTGGGAACCCTCAGATTAACCAAGATCACAAGGTTGACGGTCAAGACATTTCTACTGGTGCAGTAGACCTAGACAACGTAATCTTCCTACAAGATCATAAAGTCTACAGTGCTACGTTTGTAACAGGTTCAGTTGATTTAGACACTTGTACTATGTCGGAAGAAGAGACATTAAGTACAAGCAATTTGATAACGGGTGCTATCTTTGCGGATAATGGTCCGTTTGTTCAAGGACATACACTAGACCCTCTTGAAATAGAAACTGGTGAGGTAGAACTTGATCGTGTATTAAAGACAGGGGATCACAACTTAGGAAGACCTGATACAGACGGTGAACCACATGTACTTGGTCAACCCTACTTCAACCCAGCATTCCCAAGAGTTATAGTTGGGGGTAAGAAGAAGATAGGTAACAGGTCTGATTTTACAACTGGTGCAAACTCAGCAACAATAACAACTGGCAATAGAATTAAGGTGGGATAATGGCCTTTAGGATTAAAACTAACGATACCGCACCGAAGCTAGGTGTTACTATAAAAGACGTAGATGGCAACGCTGTAGATATCTCAGGTTACAATGCAGTAAGGTTTCACATGAAAGCCTACGGTGCTAGTACCCTAAAGATAGATGCACCCGCAACTGTAACAGATGAAGACAATGGTGCTATAGAGTACGCATGGTCCTCTGGCGATACAGATACAGCAGGTACTTACTACGGAGAGTTTGAAGTTACTTACGCAGACCTGTCGGTAGAGACATTTCCTAACAAAGGTTATTTTACAATTATTATACAAGAGGACCTAGACTGATGGCAAAAGGGTTAGCTGCAAAGGTAAAAGAACATAACGCTAAGTCCAAGTACAAGGTCACAACTGGAATGTTGCAATCTGTGTATAACAGAGGTGTGGGTGCTTACAAAACTAACCCATCTAGCGTAAGACCTAATGTTAGCAGCCCAGAACAATGGGCAATGGCTAGAGTAAACAGCTTCTTAAAGATTGTAGCTGGATCTAAGTCTGCCAAGCACGACAAAGACCTACTACCTGCTGCTCACCCATCTAGCACTAAGAAGATGGACGATGGGTATTATGTAGACAAAGCAGATAGACCCCTAAACAAACCTTTCCGATTACCAGCAGGTTCTAGTAAGAAGTTTGGTGTGTATGTAAAAGATGGTGACAAAACTAAGAAAGTTACCTTCGGGGACCCTAATATGGAAATTCGTAGGGATGACCCAAAAGCAAGAGCCAATTTCCGCTCTAGGCATTCCTGTGATACAGCAACAGACAAGACTTCCGCTAGGTACTGGTCTTGCAGAATGTGGAGTGGAGCTACCGTGGGAAGTATGACAAAAGATATAGAAGGTAAGATCCTAAAGGCCGACGAAGAACAGCGTATGGTCTATGGTTGGGCCTCAGTAGTAACCGAAAAGGGTGAAGCTGTAGTTGACCGACAAGGGGATGTTATCGAACCAGACACGCTTGTACGTGCCGTAAACAAGTTTATGGAGCATGTTCGTGTCGGTAAAGAAATGCACAAGGGGGATCAAATTGGGGCGGTTATTCATTCTATGCCAGTCACCAAAGAGATTGGCGAAGCCCTTGGCATCCAGTCTGACCGTGAAGGTTGGGTAGTGGCCTTTAAGGTCTACAACGATGACGTTTGGGAAAAGGTCAAGACTGGTGAATTAGCCGCCTTTAGTATTGGTGGTCGAGCCGTAAAGGAGGATTATGATGCCTAATTTACTAAAACAACTTGAACTTGACGAACTATCTCTGGTTGATCGGCCAGCCAATGCACAGGCTATGGTATCCTTGTTCAAGAGAGACAATTCCGAAGAGGAAACAATGGAAAAAGCATATAAAATGACAGAAGAGCAAGAGAAGAATTTAGATAAACTTCCACCAGCACTTCGTGATAAAATCCGTGAGAATATGGATAAAGGCATGTCATACGATGACGCCAAGAAGATGGCTGACGAAGACATGGAAAAAGCAGAAGCTGCAACTGTGGAAGAGTTAGAAATCGACACTCTGAAAGCAGAAAACGAAAATCTGCGTAAAGCTCTTATCGACAATGGCTTTGTAATCAAAGCTGAGTCAATCGAAAAGAAAGCAGACCCTGAGTATTTAGAGTACGAAGGTGAGCAAGTAAACAAAGCTGACATCCCAGCAGTAATCTTGAAAGCCTTGGAAGAGGCAGAGGTTGCTAAGGCAGACGCAGAGTTGACCAAGAATGCAACAGAAGCCCTACCTCACTTTGATGTAGATGTTGCTAAGTCACTTGTCGCCAAACATGCTGACGATGAAGCTGTAATGAACGTCTTGAAAGCTGCTGACAGTGTGTTTGCAGGTAAGATGGAAGAAGTTGGAAAGTCTGATGCAGACGGAGAGTTTAGCTCTGCTGCTGATGCACTTGACGCAATGGTTAAATCCTACATGGATGAAAACTCAATGAAGAAGTCTGAGTACGCTAGAGCCTACGCTGCTGTCGCAAAGACAGAAAATGGTAAAGCACTCATTACAAAATCCTATAAGGGGGAATAAAAATGGCTGTAATGCAAAGCCGTGATACACGCACAATGATAGCTGGCGAAGATTTGTCTGCTGCACAATTTAAATTTGTTACACTAGAGGCAGATGGTCAAGTTGACTTAGCTGACGCAGATGGAGAAAACTGCTTTGGTGTTCTGTTGAATAAACCAGATGCAGCAGGTAAAGCTGCAACTGTAGTAGTCTCAGGTAAAGTAATGGTTGTTGCCGCAAGCGCAATTACTGCTGGTGATGAAATCGCCGTAGATGCCGCTGGTGAAGCTCAAGAACTAACTGCTTCCTCATCCGCAACTGCTGTCACTATGGGCTATGCTCTGGAAGATGCAGTAGATGGTCAAATTTTCGCTATGGAACTTATCCAAGGCGGTCGTTTGTCTGACCAATCATAAGACATAGAAAGGAATATATAAATGCCTATGTTGACACCAAGTGCGGTCCATATTGACCAGCCACTTACAAACTTGACCATTGCTTATGCTCAAGATCAAAATGCGTTCATCGCTGATAAAGTATTTCCTGTAGTTGGCGTTGAGCGTCAGTCAGATAAATACTACATCTATGACCGTGATAACATGAACCGTACAGGGGACGTTAAAGCCTTAGCGCCTCGTACAGAAGTAAACCGTATCGGCATGTCACTGTCAACCGACAGCTACTTTGCAGACGTATACGGCCTTGGTATGGACTTCGATGAGCAAACACTTGCTAACGAAGATGCAGCCTTGGACATCCGTTCTGCTGGCGCTCAGACATTGACAAACCGTTTGTTGATCCATCGTGAAGAGCAGTTTGCTGACACCTTCTTTAAAGCTGGTGTTTGGGGAACAGACAACACATTGTCAGGCACATCACAGTGGTCAGACTACACTAACTCTACACCAATCCAAGCTGTAACTGCTGCTCGCCGTGCAATGCAACTTGCATCAGGTGGCTTCAAGCCAAACTGCATGGTTGTAGGTAAAGAGGTTCGTGACAAGCTGATTAACCACCCAGACATTCTGGCACGTTTGAACGGTGGCGCAACTGTAACTAACACTGCGTTGATTACGGATGCTAAACTGGCTGAAATCTTTGAAGTAGAGTCATTCTACGTCATGGAAGCTGTCTCAAACGCTTCTGCCGAAGGTGTAGCTGAGTCAAACGGCTTTATCGGTGGTAAACATGCTCTGTTGGTACACAAGGCACCTAACGCTGGCTTGATGACGCCAATGGCGGGTGGAACCTTTGCATGGAACAACATTCCATCAGCAAACAACTTGGGTATCACTGTTGAGTCATACTCAGACGATGCATTGAAGCGCATGCAAGTTGCTGAACACATCCAAGTTAAAATGGCCTATGACATGAAAGTCACTGGCGCTGACTTGGGTTACTTGTTCGTAAACGCTGTAGCTTAATGTTACTGGGGTGGGGGCTTAGGTTCCCACCCTACTCATATATAGGATCTGACAATGTATAACTTACCCTTTCAATTTGACCTACCCGTATTCGTCAAGATGGAATTTAATGCCAATGGTCGAAACTGGTCACGACAAGATCATTTCCCTTGGAAGGAAGTGGGAGTAGCCACAGATAAAGTAATGCAACTTTATAACATGGGCTTTCTATACCACAACGAAGAATTATCTAGTAAGATGAAAGTAGGAGATGGGTTAGAGTCACTAGGCTCAACTGGCTTAGATGCTTTGGTTGATGAAATTAACCGTAAAGTAAAAGCCAAGACATCTACTGAACAAGAGTTTACTAAGAAGAAGTGTAAGAAGTCTAAGATATTAGATAAGCAAAGAGGCTTGATACGGTCTTGGCGTAGAAACTATGGTGAATTAGAGGTATAATACATGGCTTGGTCCTACGATGAACGAAACCTAAATACGACTACAGATATTGGTCGTTTAAATGCTACTAGGTTCCTCATGGGGGACACTAATGAGCTAGATCAGCAAGTACAAGATGAAGAGATTACCTTTGCTCTTGGACAAGCTAACAATAATACATATTATGCGGGGGCTTTTCTCTGTCGTACTATTGCTGCTAAGTATGCACGTAACGTAGATGTAGAAATTAGTGGGGCGCTCAAAGAAAGTAGCTCACAAATTCAAGCTCATTACCTAGAGTTAGCAGAGGCACTAGAGTATCAGGCACAGAAAACAGGTGGATTACTTGGAGTTAAAGCTGGCGGTATTACTAGAAACACTGTTGATACAGTTAGAGAAGATACAACCCGTGTAAGACCCGCATTTAATAAGGACCAATTTAAGGTTGACGAACAGTACTACGATTACGAATAGGATCTGCAATGAACCCCTACAACTTGTTAAGACTGGTGCAGCGTCATGGTTTGACCCTAGTACTGCGTAAAGTTTCAGACGGTACTTACAACCCAGCGACAGGTTCGCTTGCAGGGGGTAGTGTCACTGAACATGAAATAACTGCATATATGTACGATGCTCTGGTAGGTGTTGAGGGTAACTCTGAGATACGAAGGGGTGTGAAGAAGGTGGCAATCCCTGCGTTGGGGTTGACTGTAGAGCCTTTTGACAGTGATGAAATTACTGGTCTTGGTGACAAGGTTGTTATAAGTAACGTAACAACACACTTTTCTAATGGCCTTGCTGTACTATACACTTGTGAGGTTAGAGAGTAATGAGGGTAAAGTTTGAAGTCAACAAGTCTGCTCTAAGACAACAGTTTGATAAGGCTAGAGAAGATGTCGAAGCGGAGACTAGAAAAAAACTAGAGAAGATAGCTGATGATGCTATAGATCTGTCTATGCCTTTTGTTGACACAGGGGCTTACATAACTAGCTGGGCCTTTATTGTAGGTGCAGGTAGACCAAGAGGTAAGTCATCCCACGGCAGACTTAGAAGACGTAAGGCTGGGTACAGAGGGGATCAGTTTGGCGCTACGGGTAGAAGTCAACTACAGCAAGATTTAGCTAAGGTTGATCTTATGAATACGACAGCCTTGTTTATATCAAACGGCGCACCTCACGCAGAGATTGTAGAATACAAACATAACTATAGAGTGTTTGAACAACTGGTGATTAGAAATGGCTAATATTGACACAGACATTCGTGCTGCGCTTGAAAGTAAGTTAGCAGACATACCTAACGTACCCTCTATAGCTTATGAGAATGTATCGTTTTCACCTACTACGGGACAAAGTTACTTAGAAGTAAAATACATCCCCGTTACACGTAGACCAGCAGTAAGGGGAGATAATCCCCAACAAAGATATGATGGAATACTTGCAATAAACTGTTATGCACCAGAGGGGTCTGGGCCTAATGCAGCAGATACACTAGCTAAGAATGTAATGGAAACATTTGAGGCTACAACAAAACTTACTCACAACAGTCAAGATGTGACTATAGAATACGCAGA